GGTTCGGGTTTCACTTCCTGTGTATTTTGTTCTTCAGACATTCTGTCTACCTCTTTTGTTATTAAAATTTACTAATAAAACAAACTTTTTTAAAATCACTATCATTCTATAATTGGTTCAAGTACACAATTACAAGCAAACTGACAAACAGAAAACCCTGATTGTGGCAACCCAATAGTTGTAAAGAAATCCCATGTACCAACATCACCTTCTCTTTCAGCACAATCTGGGCATGGCTCTTTATTTTCTGACCTGCTTAATGAAACCCATCTATATCTTTTTACATTAGCTGCCTCAAATACTTCTTTCTGTGCAACCCTAGAACTAAAAGTAACTGCATTGCCTACTGTATTCTTTATAGCATTCTTATATTGCCCAAATATTCTACCACCTTCACTTAAATCATTTAACAAAAAGGTTCTAATGGCATCATCTGACATACCACTTGCCCTCATTTGTGTTATAATACCCTGAAGGTCTAATACAGTTTTTGATGATGCTGTTGCAAGACTAGCACCTAATATGATTGATAAATCTTCTAAATTATGTTCAGGCACGATTTAATTCTTGTTCTATTCTCATTTCTACCATCTTAATTGCATCTTTTTCTGCTTTTTTACTTATTCCAAACCATTTTCTTTCTGGTAAACTTCCAGCACCAGTTTGGTGGTAGTATCCTATCTGTTGATTACTTACTCCATTTCTTGTTGCTTTTTTTCCAGGATATATTTCAACTACTTGATTCTTTTTGTTTGCTTTTTTTATTACTAGGTTTCTCATTTTACCCGTATCTACAAGAATCTTACTTGACCCTTTTCTTTTTATGGTAGCTTGTTTTAATTTTTCCATTTTACTACCATCAACTCCTTGCCCTTTTTCAAGCCTTGAAACATGGTCTTTTCTTACTATTTGACCAAATAGATTCAATTCTTTACTAAGATCAAATTTTATTCTACTAAAATTAAATTTTTTTTCTACTTTAATCCCCATTTAAAACACCTTCAGCATATTTTTGCCCTTCTTTTTTAGCCTGTTCTATTTCATCTAAATGGTCTTTTATAAAAGCATCACCCAGTGCAAGTAGATACCCCTCTGGGTCTTTTAGCAAATCATCTATGTTAATTGCATTTAAAATATTATCAGCGTTATCTTTAATTACAGTTTCCAACTTGTTAAGTTCTTTTAAATGGTTATCAAGAGATTGTGCCAAGTTTCCTTAATCCTTCAAATGTAGGTTGTTGTGGTTCAAGAGGTGCTTGTTCTTCTTGTATCTCACCTAGTTTTTCTTCTAGCTCGGGGTCACTCATATCAGGATTAAAATACAACAACAAATCCTTCTGAGACATAATACCATTGCTTATCTTCCAATCAAGCCAGGCTCTTTCTTCTTGTGGTGACATAGGATAAGATACTTCACCAAAATCAACTGTATAATCTTCAGATAAATTAATAACATTATGAACTTCTAATATCCTTTGATCTATTTCATATCTACTGTGTTCCCATTCTCTAAACAATGATTCATCACTTTTTCTTGCTTCAAGGTTTTCAATTTCTAATATTCTTAATGCCTCACCACTTGGAGTGCTGCCACCTGACTCACCCCACCTAATTCTTAATTGATTATTTTCTGCTGTTTGGTTTGCCATTGCTTTTACTGCATCAATCATTTCAGTAAGGCTGCCACCTGGGGAAGCATAGCTAAATGATGCACCTTCTGGCAATATAAGAGCCTTATCAACTCCTGATTTTAATTGGCTTTGCCCTTCTTCTACTCCTGTAAATACTGGCTGACCTAATCTAAACCTTGTACTTAATGCTATTTCAGTCATGGCAATTCCTATGTGAAGTGCTGCCCTAGTTACATCATAAGAGTTTTTGCTAAACATTGCTCTGGATACAGGGTTAATTCCATAAGGGTTTATCATGTCAGGGTTTGATTCAATAGAATACCTTTTACCTTTTTCATCAAACTCAAAGTGCATACCAGGTATCCCATCTCTATCTTCAGACCAGAATACATACCTTTTATCTGTTGCACTACCTTCTATTTCATAGCTGTACCCATAAGGCTCAGAATCTCCATAAAAATAATACTCTTTTACATTAGGCAACACTTCATACTCTAATCTGTTTTTACGCTCATTATAGCGGGATTTAAACCAACAGCAACCAAGCAACCAAGTTAATTCAGCAAACTCCCTAGTCTTTGAATTTAATTTATAAGCCAAATTATTATAGTCATCACTTAACTCACCACCAATAAATCTCTTGGGTGGTTCTTTATATAGCATCATTCTAGCCTT